GTTATCCCGGTACGCGTGGTCCGGAATGCCGATGGCTCTGTCTCGATCCTCGATCTCGGAGAGAATGGGCGAGCTACGGAGTATCCCGCCGCATTTGCCGAAGGCAAGACCGACACCGAACTACTTCAATACACCTATGAACCGATTGGCTTCCAGAAGGCGACGGCCGAGGGTGGGGCGCCACCAGACCCCCCGAAGCCACCTAAGCCAGGTGTGGCGCCGTCCCCCGAGGACGCCCAAAAAACCATTCTCTCGAAAATATCCATCGGCGAACACACCGATAAAGAGCCGATGACGTTTCAAAAGCTCTACACCGATCTGGTGGACGATTTGAACCCCATTCGCGAAGCGGTGAAAAAGGCCGCAGCGAAAGGGGAACTCCCCACCGATCAAGACCCCTATCAACTCGCGCGGCTTTCCCGAGGGACGTTCGGGAAAGTGAATCAATTCCTTGAGTTCGGGACGTTCGATTTCAAAACCTACGAGAACAACGGGCCGAGCCTCAAAGATATTTTGCAAAAAGGCGTGGGCCGCGACTTCCCCGAAATCACCGACGCGGAGAAAGTCGACCTCAACGGGTTTCGTGCATACATCGCGGCCAAGCGAGCGGTAGAACTCGACGGCCGGGGCATTGAATCCGGGTTTGATATCGAGGCGGCAAAAGTGGTGGTGAAGAACGGAAAGCAGTACGAAGCCGTCGCGCGCGAACTGACGAACTACCAAAACCGATTGACGAAGTATTTGAAGGATGCCGGGGTGGTGTCGGAAGATGCGTACAAGGCCATGCTCGACGCCAACAAAGACTATGTTCCGTTCTTCCGGGTGATGGACGATGAGTCAGGAGGGTTTGGATTTAATAGGGGCGGGGGTGGTTCGCCGATTAAGAAAATCAAGGGATCAGAGCGCCACACAATAGACCCTATCGAGTCGGTCATTAAGAACACTTACCTGTACGTGTCGATGGCCGAGCACAATGCGGTGGGTTTGAAGTTCATTGAGATGGCAAACAAGTCTGGTGCGCCGGAGACGTTTTATAGAAAGGTCCCGCAGAAGATACAAGCAACGACCTTGCAAGAAACCGAGATACGACGGCTCTTTGATGAGTTTGTCACGATTCGCAAACAAACCTCAACAGAACGAACGACGGCAACAAAGTCCGCAAGTGAATCGAAGTCTGAAACCGTTGGGGGAGAAGATGCCGCCCCGCAATCGAAGCAAGGAAAGATGGTGCGTGATCGGGTGCTCGAAGCCCTTTCTGCCAGGGGTTTTAGCAAAGGCGAAGCGGAGCAAATGATCGCGCGTTTAGAGGCGAAATCAGGGGGCGGAACTACCACGACGGAATCAAAAACCACGGTCGAAACGCTCATTAAAGAGATTGAAAAAACAGAATACGTTCCTGAAATCGATATCCGTTTGCCCCATGCCGCGGCAACTATTTTCCGCGCGATCAAAGAGCCGTTGCGAGATAACGAAATCGCGGTGTTTGAGAACGGGAAACGCAACGTGTATGAAGTGGATAAAGACCTCGCAGAAGCGTTTAAAGCGGCGGATGGAGAAACCGCCGGGTTGTTAATGAAAGTGTTTACACTCCCGGCCCGAACGCTTCGCGCCGGCGCAGTGTTATCACCGGACTTCATTTTTAGAAACATCATCCGCGATCAACAGATGGCGTTCTTGCTATCAAAAGCCGGGTATATCCCGATGCTGGATTTCATGAAAGGCTTAACTTCACTTGCCAAAAAAGATACGGACTTCCAGAACTTCTTAAAATCGGGCGGGGCGAATGCCACGATCGTGGCGATGGATCGGCAGTATCTTCAAGACCACATGAAGTCCTTACTGGCGAATAAAACCGTGATGGAGAAATCGTGGAACGTGGTGAAAAGCCCCCTTCACATCTTACAAATCCTCACGGAACTCGCTGAAAACGCCACACGCCTTGGGGAGTTTAAGCGTGTGTCCGGGGGGCTCACCGAAAAAGCCGCGATTCAAGAGGGCGGATTCGCGGCACGAGAACTCACCGACTTCGCGCGCCACGGGGCCAAGACCCGCGCCCTGAGTATGCTCTCGGCGTTTTGGAACGCGAGTCTACAGGGCGAAGATCGGATGTACCGCGGCCTCGCCGAAAAACCGTTTGAGACCGCAGCCAAAGCCTTCGCCGCGATTACACTTCCATCTATCCTGTTGTGGCTGAACAACAAAGACGACCCCCGGTGGAAAGATATCCCTCGCTGGCAAAAAGATATCATGTGGATCGTGATGACGAAGGACCACATTTACAGGATTCCGAAAGCGCACTCAGCCGGTATCTTGTTCGGGAGTATTCCGGAGCGGCTACTGGAAGCGTGGTCCGAAGAAAATCCCAAGGCCTTTAAGGATTTGGAAGCGTCGATTCTTTCAAACTTTATCCCGGTGCCGATGCCGACCACCCCCGCGCCTGTTGTAGAACAGTTCGCGAATCGATCGACGTTCACCGATCAGCCGCTGATCCCGTCGGATGTGGAAGGGCTCCTTCCGGAGTATCAGTACACCCAGTACACTACGGAACTTGCGAAACAATTAGGATCGATCATGGCGGCGTTTCCAGGGATGCGCGAACGATCACTAGAACGAGGGCCAATCGCGGGCGTCGCGCGTGCATTAACCACCCCTATTTTGATTGAGAATTATGTACGAGGGTGGACTGGAGGCCTCGGCATGTACGTGCTACAAACGGCGGATAAAGCGCTGAGGGAAGCCGGCGTGTTGCCTGATCCTGTGAAGCCTCTGTCTACGCTGGATGACATTCCGATTGTAAAAGCGTTTACGATTCGCTATCCGACGGCTACCGCGCAGTCGATTCAAGATTTCAATGATCAGTACTTTAAAGAAAAGCGGTATTACGATTCATGGATTCGGAAATTGGAAGATGCGGATGTGGACGCCGCATCCAGAATTCGAGCGATGGCCCCGGGGGCTTGGGATGAAGCAGCGGATCTCAGACGAGTAATAGGCGATCTCGGCAAGTACATACGTGATGTGTACAAAAACCCACAGTTTAGTGAAACTGACAAGCAACAGCTTATAGATACGGCGTATTTCCAAATGATCAATTTAAGCAGAGCCGGAACTCAAATGATGCAGGATGTTCATGACGCGATGGAGAGGAACATACCGAAATGACCATTTCCAACACACTCAATCGCACCACGCTCTTAGGCAACGGGATTAGCACCGGCGTCCCCATCACCTTCCCGTTTCACAGCGCCGATGATCTCGTAGTGATCGAAACAATCCTCGCCACAGGCGCACAAGCTATTAAAGTGATGACGACGCATTACACGGTTTCAGGAACCACTGACGCCCTCGGACATTACCCGACTGGCGGAACGGTGACGATGCTCACCGCGCCCGCGTCGACGGTCAGTATCACCGTGTATCGTGATGTGGCCGCGCTGCAACAAGTGATCTTGGTTGAGAATGAAAAGATCCCCGTCAAGGCATCGATCGAAGCCCCCTTAGATCGATTAACCATGATTGCACAACGGTTGATCGATCGCGTTGACCGTACGATGACTCAACCTGATGGCGATTCGGAGAATATCGGGAGCCTCCCGGCGAAAGTGGTTCGCGCTTCCCGCTATCTCGGCTTCGACGGCGACGGCAACCCCACTATGATGCAAACCCCTACGGGGGTGGTGACATCGCTGGCGCAATTAACGGAGTCGTTGAAAGCTGCGCTCCCGGCCGCAGGCGCCGCGGGATCGTTACGGAAAGTCACCGATGACGCGCGCGGCGTGTGGATGGACACCGGCAGTCAATGGATTCCATTGAATGGGGGCGTGATCAACGCGCTGGAATATCTCAAAGGTGACGGCACGAACGAAGCGACTGCGTTTCAAGCGTTACTGGATACGGGAAAAGATATCTTCTTCCCACCTCCACCCGTGGCGTATGGCGTAGGATCCGGCCTCACGCTGTCGACTGCGAATCAACATCTCTTCGGAGTCGGAAATCGGTCAATCATCCGTGCGCTCTCCGCAGGCTTCAATCTCTTCACCCCCTCGGTGTCGATCTCGGGAATTGAAATCGACCATCTCCGTATCGACGGGGCGGCGACTGACGCCACGACCGCGCAATACGTGTTGTTCACGACCTCACTGTTACTGGTCACGAAATCGAAGTTCCATCACTTGACCCTTAGCGGGGCTGACGGAACGAAAGGGGCGAACAACGGGTTCTTGTTTGATACCGGATCGAACGAAAACACCGTCACGGAGAATGATTTTATCCGCCTGGTCGGAACCACCGCAGGGCACGGCTACGGGGTGCAACTCGGAAACGCGCACCGAGCTATCATCGCGTTGAACCGCTTTTTGGGCGCGGCCAACATGGGCCGACACGCAGTGTATGTGGGGTCCGGATCGTCCTACAACCAAGTGGTCGGGAACTACATCAAAGATTTCAATCAATCAGGAATCGTGGTGTATGCCACCGCCGCACAAGATACGTGTATCGGCAACCGGATTGCTGAGAACATCATTGAAGGCGGGGTGTCCGCCGCGACGGAATCCGCGGCGGTTGAACTCGCGGGTGATGTGCAACGGAACGTCATCGAACACAACTTCATTACGGGGTTCGATCCTCACGGGGTGATCATTTCGGATTCTGGACAGGGCGGGCTCACCGCGGACAACCTCATCCAATACAACGTGATTCGCGCCACGGCTGAGTTCGGGATTGAACTAATCGGCACCAAGCGAACCGTGGTCCGTGGGAACACCGTCCTCAACTGTAGTGCATCGAGTTCGGGTACCTATGACGGAATCAATATCCGGTCAACGGGATCGTTCGGCAGTGAGCAAGACGTGGATTCGGTGGTCATCGGCAACCACAGTATTGGGAGTGGACAACGTACCGGCTTGGCCGTCGATAGCTCATCTCCCGCCCCTTCAGGTCTTGCGATCCGCGGGAACAATTTCGGTGCCGGTGCCGTTGGCGCCATGACGTACCTTGGGATTATCGTCTCCGGCGATGACGTGGCGTATTTTTCTCTCGCACAAGCCTCGAACATCGCGATTACCGCGATCGGGTATTTGAAATCCTTTTGTGCGATCACCCTCACTACGAATGCCGCGCATCAACTCGACAATCCGAGCGAAGCCAGAACCGGAAAGGAACTGGTGATCACCATTCGGAACAACAGCGGGGGCGCAGCCGGTACCCTCACGTTCGATACGGCGTATCTCACAACGGGATCGTGGACCCAACCGGCCACCAGTAAAAGCCGATCGATCGGGTTTGTGTATAATGGCGCCAAATGGCAAGAAACCTTCCGATCCGCCGCAGACGTGGCGATCTAGGCGATATATGGAAAGGGACTTCGGAATGGATAACCCGATCATGGAGCCGCAAAAGACAGTGACCGGGATCGCGGCCTTGACGTACTCATGGGTCATCGCGCTGGCAATCGGCGGCGGGGTGGCGAACTACATACAGAAAGTGCGCCTTGGACAAGTGGCACGGTTTAATTTCACGGAACTCATCGGTGATATGTTCATCGCCGGATTTACCGGGCTCTTGACCTTTTGGATGTGCCAAGCCGCGGAGTTCAGCGAGTTCATGACGGCGTTCTTTGTCGGTGTCTCAGGCCACATGGGGGGCCGGTTGATTGGGAAAATGGAACAGTTTATGAGCCGGAAACTTGATCTCGCTCAAGAGTCGGTCGACTCAAAAAAGGAGGGGCCTCCCGGTGTCTTTTGATCGCGCATTTGAAATCGTCATCGACGCCGAGGGCGGGTACTCGAACGACCCCAAAGACCGCGGGGGCGAGACGAAGTACGGGATTTCGAAACGCGCCTATCCATACCTCGATATCCCGTCCCTCACCTTGGATGACGCCAAACGGATCTATCGCCGGGACTATTGGGAGTTTGTCGCCGGCGATGCCCTTCCGTGGCCGCTGAGTTGTTTCGTATTCGACGCCGCGGTAAATCAGGGGGTGAGCCCGGCAATTCGACTCTTACAAACGGCGCTCGGGGTTGAAGATGACGGCGTGATAGGGCCTCAAACCATTTCAGCCGTAGGAAAATTCCCACTTCCTGAAATCTGTTCGCTCTATCTCGCGTTGCGTGGGATGCGGTATTCCTCAACCGCGGCATTTGAGTGGTACGGGAAAGGGTGGTTGAAACGCCTCTTCCTGGCGCTCTGGAAGGCGACCGTATGATACCTCCATCGATCTATGGATATCTTATTATCGCCGCCCTGGTGGTCAGTGCGTTCGTTGGAACGTACTTGAAAGGACGGTTTGATGGCCGCGCCGTGTGCAACGAGAAGATTCAAGCCCTCATAATCGAATCCACCGCACGGGAACAAGCCGCGATGCGTCAAGCGAATGACGCCGCAACGAAATTGGAGAAGGCTCATGCACGTATTGAGATTAAATATCGGACCATCACGAAAGAAGTCGAGCGGGTGGTGGATCGGCCTTTGTATGTGGGGGTGTGTTTGGATGGTGACGGCGTGCGCCTCGCAAACGCCGCTCTTACCGGATCGCGCCCCGTTGCCCCCGAGTCTATTAACGCCGTGCCCGAATCTTCCGGAACTCACTGACGGGTCCGGAGAAGCGATCCTCCGGACCCTAGTGGATGTGGCCCAACTGTACTATGAATGTCAGGATCGACACGACGCCTTAGCCACGGCCGTACAATTATCAACGCCCCCACGTTGAGCCGCACGATGCTTTAAAATCACTCGGTCAATCACGTCTCCACAGTTAATACAGCTACACGACCACACGTCGACTTTCAGCATGTCATCCCACAACTTCGCCATACGCAGCCGTCCAAAACAGCGTTGACAAGTCATCGTGTCAATCCTCCCATTGTCCTGAGTGTTGAATGAAGGCCCCCCATTCCGCGCGGCACTGCTGAAGCGACGGCAACTTGTAGAGATAGCCGGTTGACACCCCCTCTCGTCCTTTGGTGCGCGTGACGGACGGCGCACAGGTTTTTAAGAGCTTCCCCATCCTCGCGTCTTCGTGCATCCACAGCGTAATTCTACGATCTTTTGTGTGGCGTTGAAAGGCTAGGCTAAAGCGTTCGCATTCGATCGTCTCCGGCCATTGTTCAAACTCACTGCCCACAATCCGCCCCTCGCTAATACAGCGATGCCACCATTGATAGAACGGATTCATACTGTGGAGTTTTTGATCGGCAAGCCCAGTGGTAGCCGGCGCGTTGTTGAAGTCAAGGCCGGTCAGGTCGTAATCCAAGAGGAATCGTAATAAGACAGGATACCCCCCGGCTTCCATTCCCTCGCGCATGGACTGGAAGAAAGCCCGATCCTGTTTCCGACCGTCGCCTACATCAAAAAACGCAAACCGGCGTTCATCGTGAGACGCCGGGATCAACCAGTCTTCGTTTCCGATAATCACCACCCGAGTTTTATTTGCCACGGAGTACGGTTCTTTTCCCTTATGTTCAATGACGTGATCCCGGCCGGTAATCAGATCCTTCAGTACCCCTTCAGCTTGTTTATCTCCGGACCAAAACGCTTCATCGAGGGCGAACATTAAACAGTTTTCAAGGTGTCCGTTGAAGTTTCCGACCAAGTACCGCCGGTTACTGGTAAGCAAGAAATGTCGACCAAGTAACGATCCGACTCGCTCGATACACGCATTCTTACCTGTTCCTTTCCCTCCACGAAAGACCAGCGCAACCAACGGTTTCTCCCATGGACGTTGTACGAGATGCGCAAAATATCCGAGCAACCATCGATTGAGAGCGTCATCACCCCCACACACATTGCGCCGGGTGTGTTCAAGAAATTGATCGAGAGACGAATGAGTAGCTCCCGCAGGGGCGGGGACATACGTGAAACCTCGCCAGAGATTGAAATACGTTTTTCGGGTGCCGTTGTGCCCGGTGTGGACTTCTTTTTCTTGCCCCGGGGAGAAGATAATCCCATCGTATGATCGCCTTCCTTTCCACTCCATCCATTCGCTCGCGATCGGCTTTTCGGATTTGCCGATGCGGATTTTGTGCGGGGCGAACTTCGCTTTGAACGCCCCAATATCTAAATGTTCAACCGTGCCGTTCAGATTTTGATCTGACGTTTCCCACAGGATATGCGCCCCGCCCCCCGCCACCACAAAGGCGTGGTCCAGGTTCATCTTGGCATAGGGGTGTAACTCTTTGCCCGCTTCGATGGGTGCCTCGGCGAAGGCGACCTCCGGCGCCTCAGCCCCTATGCTGTTTTTACTGTAGGCATAGGCGTTGCGAACTTTTATCGCGAGGTCTTCCCGCGACCAGGGAGGCGAACACCGCATATTCCACGCGTCCATCATGAGACTCACCGCGGTATCTTTTAAAACCCCAATCTCTTTTAAGCGGCAGGCGACGGCAAAGGTTATCTGATCCCCGCCTTGGCCTTCGATCGCAATCGGCGCCTCGTGTTCGAGATACCATAACCCGCGCGCGTTCGCGGCGTCATGGTTGATCGGAACCGCCGGAGTTACGGAAGCGTGTCCGACTCGTTGTATGGCTCGTTCTCCGGAGCCGCAGGCGTCGATAAGCCACTGAGGGGCCGGGGCCACGGGGTGGTCGAAATGTTCAAGGTAGGTTCCGGCGGGAAGGCAGCTACCCGGTGCAACCACGTACCCACCTTGGCTTCGGATATCAAGACCTGGACCGATAACGTTTGCGCCTTGACGCACGGGTGTAGGCACGCTAAAGAACAGGTGCCGGCCTCCTGTCGCAGTAGAATGACTTCGGGTTTGGGGCAGTTCCCGTCCTTCAAGTTCATGCCGCAACAATTCTTCAAATCCATTTTTTCCTCCCTTTACATCAACGTCGACAACAAGTAGCGCCTTGTTCTCTCCGAATCGCCCCGTAAAGATGCCGATGTTAAAATCAGGATCCAAAAACCACCATTCCCGAATCCGATCCTCGTTCCGGGTGGCCGCATCTTGCCATCCCTTCAGCGCCGGGGGGTCCTTTCTCCCGGCCACAATAGGGAACACGTAAAACCCCAGCGCCGCAAGCCGGAGCGCCCATTCTAGGTTTGTCATCGCTCCCTTTCCCAAGCGTCCCGACACAGCGGGGAACACCATCGTCGATCACCGTCAACCGTGTCAAGGCAGTAAAAGCATTGCCCGTTTCCGGCCGGAATCGGGCGGGGCTTCGGGCGATTGCGAATCACCGCGTCTTGAAATCGTGCATTGTGTTCGTTTGCCAAATCAATATCATCCATGAACGTGTCTCCGTTTAGAAAGATACTTGTATCGAAAATTATTTACGATAACGTTTACCCACCCATCCCTCAACGGCGATCGGCAATCCCGCCGCCCATTTCGGAACTTGTTTCATAAAGGCTTCAAACAACGACAGATAATTGTTTCGGTGTTCGTCGCATTCCGCCACGATTTCATCATGGACGTGCAACACAATGTGGTACCCTTCGGCATCTAATCGAGTCATGGCTTCTGCCAGGATATCGCGGCTCAAGGCTTGTACCACATTTTCCGTGAGTTTTCCTCCGTACGTGTGGGTTTCTTGCCACTTCTTTGTTTTGCCGTCGACGCTCATGTAGTGGATCTGTTCTTTTTCCTCGCCCCAGGGCGTCATGATGGGCTTGAGTTTGGGGTAGGGATAGGTGAGCACGCGGCCGGATGGGAGTTTGCAGAAGAGAAATGAACCTTTGACAAGAAACGCCAGTTCAGCCTTTTTCACCGTGACGTAGCTAACAAGGCCAGGGCGTTGCACGGCGTCTTTCGCCGCGGATTCAATCGCGTACCAGAAATTCACCACGTTCGGATGCGCCTCGCGCCACGCCACTTTCACTTCCTCGGCCCGGTCGTCCGACACCACCACGCGGTACGCTTTCGCCATGGTCTGAAACGCGCCGACGCCCCCTTGGTATCCAAGGGCCAGCTCTTGGACTTTCCCGACGAAACGGTTTTCCTTCGTCACCTGTTCTACAGGGATCCGGAAGGACTTCGCGTAGCTGAGTTTATAGATATCCGGGCCCATCCCTGCGTCGTAGGCTTTGAAGGCGTCCAACTTCCATTGCTCCCCGGCAATCCACGCGAGCCCCCGACCTTCGATGTTGGCGAAGTCCGAGCACATCAACACCTTCCCCGGCGCCGCGCAAATCATCCCGCGCAAGCAATCCGAAATCACCGTCAACGGGTTATCAAACAACGTGGTGATGATCGAATGGGCTTCATCCGGGGTACAGGTGGTCAAGGTATCGATCACTTGCTCGACCACGTCATGAGGAATCGACGGCCGTGGCATGTTCTGAGGCTGCAACTTCCGCCCGCCCCAGCGCCCCGTACCCGCCGCGTGGTACTGCAACAATCCCCGCGCGCGGCTATCATCACCGAGAATTTCTAAGACGGTTTTCAATTTCGCCGTCGATGTTTTCCCGCCCTCTTGCCGGATCAACAGCGCGCGCCGCACATCCGGCGGCACGTCATCCAGTTTCAAGGCGTCGATCACATCCGCCTTCGCCAGTCCGTCAATCTCAACTCCGCGCTCGCGTATCCATTTCGTGAGGGCTGCGACTTCGGTAGTTGAACTCACACAACCTTCCGTCACTTTGAACAGTTCTTCATTTAATCGATCGGTTTCCCGCTTCACCACGGTTATCGCACGTTCTACTGCCGTCCGGTCAACATACACCCCGGCGTTATTAATCTTTTGATCGAGGACCCAGAGCTTTTGCTCTTGGTCAGACAGCGGGAGAAGCCGCGTGCATAAGGCTTGCTCCGTTCGTACGTCCTGCTTACAGTATTCATGGAGTTGCATCTGCTTATCGTAATCGTCCCACCAGATGGGCTTTCCCGCCTCGTCATACCCGCGCGGCCGGGACATTTGCATCATGAGCCGATGCCCGGCCATATCTTTTTGTTGCGTCAATCCGAGGGCGGCGGATGCGTTTTCTAAGGACCCAGGAAGCGACATGGCGTAGGCCATCGCCATAGTGCATCGCGTTCTTTCGACTGAAAGCGCCGGCCAGCCGTATCGAGGGACCATGATGTGATTCCAAATCGCGAGCTCAAACTGCGCATTGTGGGCGTAAAACTTCGCACTCTTAAACCTGAACGAAAACGCGAGTGCCGGCGCTGACATCCCTGGAAACCAAATCTCTGGCTCTCCGTCATCGATCGCCCATCCAAAACACCAGACATCGGTTGACGGATGCCGGGCGTACACGTCGAGTCCAACTTCTTTGCCCGCTTCGATGGGTGCCTCGGCGAAGGCGACCTCCGGCGCCTCAGCCCCTATGCTGTTTTTACTGTAGGCATAGGCGTTGCGAACTTTTATCGCGAGGTCTT